ACCGTAACATTTCTCATGTGTTCAACGATATCCATTTGGCGCCTAGCTATTTCTTCGACGTAATACCAAACCATCAGGGTTTTGAATTGCTGGTCCGAGTTTACAGAATTGCTTCCTCCAAATGATATAATCATATCTAAGCAACTAGCATAACCCAGGTCCTCATAGTCAGCGTAAATCAGCTCCCAGATGTCTTCTTTATATTTTTCATATAACGCGACGGTTTCGAAGTGGTAAATCAATCCATGAATACCCCCGAGGCAACCATGACTAGAAATATTTTTCAGTTCTTCCATGTCGTAGTTTTCTAAAATCCATTCCCTAAATGTCTCGTGAGCTTTCATTGTATCTCTCCTATTTTGTTAGTGTTCAGGCTTAACAGGCCCCCGGCGCCCTCTATCTCTAAAGAGCGCCAAGGAAGGTTAAACCGAGGTGGGTTTTGCTATTGTTGGAAAGCTTTTGCACCAATCACGCAATGCTTTGCTGGTTTTCATCCCGCATCTTCGGGCCGCAAGTCTCATGGCTGGGTTGTATTTCAACCAATCGTGGTTCCAGTCAGTAGTCTGAACGGCGTGAATCATGCCGCGAATGCGCTTAATCATTTCCCATTCGCTGTCGCAAAAATCGTATTTTAACTCTTTAAACGCTTCACAGTATTGGTCAATGAAGGTATTCAGCAGTTTTTCCATTTTTCTTTCTCCTGTTTGGTTGCACCGTTTATTCGGTATGACATCAATATATCATGACAGCAAGATATATGCAAGCGAAAAAGTGTCCCTTGCTCTTTTTTTCTCCCTTGCGTTATCTATTTTCTTTATCAACCCATATCCACAAAGGAATTTATGCTCGTTCCCATTGGAAACAGAATTTTGATTAAACCAGTCGAAACTGTACTAGGAACCATTATTGTTCATAATCAAAAACCTATTAGGTTCCACGTCGTATCGATAGGCGACGATGTCACAAAGGTTAAACCCGGCGATATCATCTTCCTCGAAAAATACTACGGCGCCGAACTAGATTACGAAAAAGAAAAATATTTGGTCATAGACGAAAAATCTATTCTTGCCAAAATAGCATGACGTTTCCTTCCTGTTGACTATTTTCTTTTTTATTAGTCACAGTAATCGCATGACCGAGCTGACTGTCGTTCTCAAAGATGCCCATAGGACCTATAAACAGAAGTTTCTTGTTTATGAGCCTTATTCCGTTTCGTCTTCAGATTCTTTCATTCGCTCTTGCATCGATAAGGCTAGAGCCGATTTCGACGGTGAGCCCGATGATGTCATTATTAAAATTCACATGCAGGTGTTATAATGCCGGGTGGTAGGCCTAGAACATGTGTTCCAGAAAAAGAGGAGCTTATTAAGCTCGGTGAAGACCTCCTTAAATGGGCTTCGGAAGTCCAACATGGTGAGCTTCGCTGCCGCTGGTGCGAATGGTACGCTAAAAAGCATTTCTTTATTCGTACTCAATGGAAACGCATGCTAGATACCCCAGAGTTTCGACCTTATTATGAAGCCGCTCAGCCTTATTTAGCCGAAAAATGGATAGATGGTACCATTAACCAATCTATTGCACATAGGTATCTTAGAATTTATGACCCAGAACTTAAAGAATCTGAAGATCAAGACGCCGAGGCTACTGAGCTTCGGAAAGCTGCCGCCCTTAAAGGGGAAGCGAGAGCCGTTGAGCAGGAAAAACAAAAAGTACTCGACGAAGTCCAAAGAAATAAAAGGGTACCGCAATGAGCGATAAGAAATGGATTCAGGGTGCGATTAAGCATCCAGGGGCATTGAGAAAGACGTTGCACGTCAAGAAAGGCGAAAAGATTCCAGCCGCTAAGCTAAAGAAAGCCGAGCATAGCAAGAATCCTACAACGGCGAAGCGCGCACGCCTAGCTGAAACTCTAGCTAAAATGCACAAATAAAGTTGTAAAGCCGCTTTACATGGTCGAGTACATACCGACTCAAGAACAGCTGAATAGCAAGCTCTGGCGCCTCTCAAACCTGTATTTCATCACCAACAAGTCGGGCGAGGAAATCCTATTCAACTTGAACTGGGCCCAGAAAGAGCTATTCGAAAAAGAATGGCATCAAATGTTGGTGCTAAAGGCTAGACAGCTAGGCGTCACGACGTATTTCTCAATAAACTTCTTGGACGATTGCTTTTGGCATGGTAATACTCATGCCGGAATCATCGCTCATCGCAAAGAGGACGCTGAGGACATATTCAAAAAGAAGGTAAAATACGCCTATGACCGCATGCCCGCATGGACTCGAACATTTAACAGCGCAACAAATGACAGAGCTGGAGAATTGGCTTTTGAAAACGGAAGCTCTTACCGAGTCTCTACTGGCTTTCGCTCTGGAACATATCAACGACTGCTCGTTTCAGAATTCGGTAAAATCTGCTCTAAATCTCCTGATATTGCTAAAGAAATCGTCACAGGATCTCTCAACACTGTTTCCACAGACCAGATTATCGCTATTGAATCTACCGCTGAAGGTCGGGAAGGATACTTCTACGAGTTCAGTAAAAATGCCGAATCTCTGTCCGAGGCCGGATGTGAACTATCCTCCATGCAGCAACGATTCTTCTTTTTCCCCTGGTACGAAGAACCGGGATATCGAGAACCCAGCAAGCTGATTACCGTGAGCAAAGAAACTAACGAATACTTGGATAAGATTGAGCTGGAGAGACAGCGCAAAATCGACGAGGAGCAGCGCCGATGGTACGAAATGAAGCAGAAAATGCTCGGCGAGGCAATGAAGCAGGAATATCCATCGACCCCGAAGGAGGCATTTGAAAGCGCTAATGAAGGCTTATACTACGGCCTGCAATTGGCTAAATTGCGTGCTAGTGGTAGCGTTACTCGTGTTCCTTATGATGATTCCCTGTCTGCTCATACTGCGTGGGATATTGGTCTCGATGATTTTACGTCTATATGGGTATTTCAGGTTAATCGCGGGGGCCAGGTATCGATAATAAACTACTACGAAAACTGGGACGAAGGAGCAGCGCATTACTGTGACTGGCTTAACAAACAGAAATACCGGTTTGGTCGACATATCTTTCCTCATGATGCGCGAAAAAGAGACGCTGGAGCTAAGACGCAGTATCTTGACTACGTTACACCTTTACTCGACGGTAAGTTTGTTATATTGGACATCAAGGAATGCGATAAACTGGAAGGAATACAAGCCGTCCGAGGCATGCTATCGCGTTGCGTCTTTGATGAAGAAAAGACAGGCAAAGGGTTACGACATTTAGAGGCGTACAAGAAGGTTTGGGATGATAGGCTTGGATGTTATAAGAATACGCCCCTCCACGACGAGCATTCGCACGCGGGAGATGCATTTCGTTATCTTGCGGTTGGACTCAAAGGACTGGAAAGGAAGGACGGCAGAAGCGCTGACGAAGATGTAAAAGCTGTCAATAGATATTATGGGCAATGATTTTGAAGATAATAAGTCGTGTTGGGATGCGTTGAGAAAGGAATGTCCTTTACTTTATCCAAGCGAAATCGAGTTTGAGTGCGGCCCAGGATGGTATAATCTCATATTTGATCTGTCTAGGAAAATAGAGACGATATTAGAGAGAGAGCAAGCATTTCGATGCTCCTATGAGTATAAAGAACACTGGCCTACTAAAAAATATGCTGTGCATGTGAAGGAAAAATATGGCACAATGCGATTCTACATGTCTTCGGAGACATGGGAAATAAGCGAGTTAATAGAAGACGCGGAAGCGCTGTCGTCACAAACCTGTGAAATGTGCGGTAACTGGGCGAAGATGCGCGGACATGAATTCATGTACGTAAGATGTGATGAATGCGATAAGGAGTGCGGATAATGGCAAAGAGAGACATATTTCGAGTTGAAGGCGAAAAGGTCACAGGCGTAAATTTCGAGCATGTTACTTCCATGGCTGTGGAAGGGAATAAGATTACGCTGAGTTTCTACACCAACGCGATAGCAGTAGAGTTTGAAACCAGTGATGCGGCCAAGAATGCGTTTGAGCAGCTGCTGAAGGTATGGGCTGGTGACGTTGAGATTAAACAGCCGGAAGTCGCTGAGGTGAAATAAATGAAACCAGTGTGTTGCTTGTTGTTAGTCCTATGTCTGTGCTCGTGCAATATTGTTCCTGAAGAAAGTGAAGCAAACTCGTGGGGCGGCGATGATGATATGATAGAATCGGTTGCGTATTTTACCGTTTAATACAGATCGGACTCGTTGATAGTAATGGACTTGTCTACTATTAAATTTAGAATATGTTTATATTTCAACATCTCGTCAGTTGAATCACACTGAGCAATCAACATGGTTGAGGATGCATTAATAAAAGCTGACATGGCTATTTTTCTTTCATTTCCCTTGAGAATCTCGAACATGGCATGCTCTAGTTTCTCAGTCAATTCGACCACGTCTAGGATATCGTCTTTTGATACACATGGTGATTTCACAGCTGAACCTTGCGCGTAATAATTTTTATCCTACAGGATTGCGTTATTATAAAGCCATGGTGAAAGATGCGTAATAATGATCCCATATTCTGGCCGGAGGACTCGCTAAATTTGTCGCTTCGCCAGGGAATGGAAAAGAATTATTCAGACAGCATAAACATTTTGCAGACACAGTGGTATCAGGCCGATCTTAATCAAAGATTCACGATAAACGACCAAGAGGTGTGGGGATTAATTTTCCCTGGCGTTGCTACCTATCGCCGCAAGATATGGAATTTCAATATCATGAATCCAATCAGCGAGGCGATAAGCGGACAGCAGCGGCAGACGAGAAAAAGCTCGGCGGCGATTCCTGTGCGCAATGGAATGCAAAAAACAGCTGATCAGTTGACGAAATGCCTTTACCACAACCATAAGGAAGGCTTTCATCAGACGTTCAGCGATGCTTTTCAATTAGGGGCAATCATTCAAGGCCTCGGATTCATGTACATGTATGGGGACTCGACTAAGGATCCTATCAGCCCAGATCCTCGATGGCGCTACGTGGACATGAAAGCGTGTCTGTTTGATCCCTATTTTCGGAAGCATGATATGAGCGATGCCCGTTTCTGGTGGGTGAGAACGTTCTTTGATGCTCAGGAAGCGGCTCTTATGTATCCCCAGTTTGGCGACGAAATCCTGTCGCTGCCAAAAGGAACGTATAGGGACGACAAGTTTTACTACATGCCGGAAGTATATCAAATTCAATTCCCCAACCTCATAGCGTTCGATGAATATTGGTACCTGACGAGCCGTGAAGCCACATTCCTCGTCGATAAAAAGACGGAAGAATGTCAGGAATTCCAGGGGACGGCGGAGCAACTTAAAGAGGTCATGCAAGCGTTCAAAGGAAAGCTGGCTACGCTCAAAAAGTCTGTTCCGACCGTGCGGAGAAGCATCATATTGAATGACAGGGTAATTGTTGACGAACCTAATCCGTATGGCATGGACCGATATCCTGTTGTGCCGATGCTATCGTTTTTTACGGCTGATACGCCTTATTACGCCTATAAATTCAACAGTCCTATGACCATGCTTAGGGACTGTCAGTACCTGTTAAACCGTCTAAAAGTTTCCAATTTGGAAATACTTGACGCCCAGCAGCAGGGATTGAAGGTGAAAAAGGGCGCTCTGGTAACTCCCGAAGATGCTTTGAACGCTGGTCACGGGCGAGTGTTGTCTATTGATCCAGACTTTCAAATGGACGATGTTCAAGCTATGCCTATAGTGCCGCCGTCGCCAGTCATGCTGCAAATGGAGGAGATGCTGAAAGGCATCTTTTTTAACATTGCTGGTATTGATCCAAGTGCCATGGGTATGGACATCGACGACAAGGCTGGGATTATAAGCATGATGCGGCAAGCCGCTACAGCGCGGAACCTACAAAGGCTATTCGACCAGGCGGACGAATCGCAACGCTTATGCTCAGAAATAGAGATTGAGTACATACAAAAGAACTGGACGTACGGGAAGGTGCGCCAAGTGATTGGTGAAGAGCCTACCGCTGAGTTTGATAACAAGATATTCTTCAAGTATGGCTGTAAGGTTGTCCAAGCGGCACTTACGGAGACGCAGCAGCAGCTAGAGCTAGCTCAGATATTACATGCTCAACAGCTCTATCCTGATTTAATTCCTCCTGACGAAGTACTAGAATGTATGACACTGCAAAATAAAGATCGCATAGTCGAAAAAGTCATGGCTAGACAAAAAGCTCAGCAGGAACAGCAGCAGAAAATTGAGAATCTGCAAATGCAGCAAATGCAGGTCGACAACTTGACCAAGGTGGCATATGCACATAGCCAAGAAGGGTTAGCTAAAGAGCGTGTGGCTAAGATTCAAACTGATTCGGCAGTAGCTCAGGATAAGTTACGCCGCGCGCACCAGGAAGATACGAGCAGCCTGCTAAATGTGGTCAGGGCGCTAAAGGAATTAAAGGGCATGGATTTAGATCATCTCATGCAACAAGTTGAAATCCTAAATGCATTAAGCCCTGCGGCGAATCCTGAGAAGGAAACGGTTGCAAATAAACAAAATGTTGCATGAACATAAGGTTATAAACGCGTTTAAACGAGGTGTTAACATGAAAGAGAAAATGTCCCGAGCTGGATATACCCAAGGCGATATGTCTCCCCACGTAGAAGACTATCAAAAGCCTGAGAAAGATTTTGCTGAACGTGGCTTCAACAAAACGACAGAGTATGTTGAGAGACAGGATAAATTCCAGTCCGCCATGGCGAAAGGTCTTGATAAACAGGCCTATCAAGGGAGATATTCCTAATGGCTAAGTCGGCATCGAAAGATCGACCTGGTCATGTGGAGATTCAGAAGGGGCCTATTAGCATGGACGATCAGTATTCACTAGCGTTTCCTCGGGAGCCTGAACGGCTGCGTGAGGACATGCGAAATCTAGAAGATCGCCGCTTGGGCATGACGCTGACTAAGCACGAGCCTAAGCGCTAATTAATTTCCCCTGATACGGCTGAATTCCAGCGTGAAGCGCTGGTAATATGTAGGCCTATTGGGGTTTTTGGCATGTTAGCTCAGGTAGTAGAGCGCCCTTAAGCATGTCTGAGGGGAGGTCGTAAGTGCAATTCTTACACGTGCCTTAAGATGACAGAATTCTGGCCTGTTTTTGTCCGTCTGGAGATCCCAAGAGCTTGTCACCTCTGAATAGAGGATTTTCTACCCAAAATCCTTCGGCATCTTTTGTAAATCCGAAATATTCGAGCTGCATATTCTCCCAGCGCCTGATCATGCTCACTCTTTCTGGGTCAAATAGGTCGGCGGACGCTAGGATATTCAGCATTTGAGACCTGTGGGGTAGTTCCCAACAAAAATAGACTTCCTCGTTAGGAAAGACGTGAAAGGCAATCATGTCTTGTTCTGGGTAAGGTCGATACGTGGTGATTTTCCTGATTCTGACGAGTCCGCGTTTGAGCATGAGGTCATATTTTTCGTATATGGACAGATAAAACGGCTGGCCGCCTAATTGTTTGGTGCCTTCTTCGATGGCTTCGTTGATGTCTTTGACTAAATCTTTAGTGATTTCGTGGTTTACGTCTCCGATGACGACGCCGCGCTCACCATTTATCTGAGCGTTTCTGTAAATCGACCCGACAGTATCGCGTGTGGGGTCTAATTGTGATTTGAATTCCATGGATTTACTCCAAATTTCAGTCAGTAGTCTGATTTGTTTATTTTTCTGGTCCAATGATTTTTCAGGAGGTACCTGTGACCTTCTTCCGCACACTTCGGAGAGCAAAAAACTGTTCTCTGCCGTTTGCTTTGATTGGTTAAGACGATAAATTCCTTGGCGCAGGTGCGGCATTTTCTGGCGTTTTTTGTTCGCGTTCCCATAACTTTTTCTAGCTTTATTCGATACATACAGCGGAAACAAAATTTCTGATTATTTATGAAATCAGAGAGAAATCTCTCGATTTTACAACGTTTGCAAATCATAAGTATCCATTTTAAATGGACTTATATTATTTCTATTACACAAATTCTTCGTAAGGGCGTGAATAAGACGGACAGCCCGCCGTCGCGGCGTAAACCGTGGGCCTAGCCGACCACCGAACATAGAGGAAATTCATGACTGAGACAGAAAACCAAAACAGCGAAGTAAAAGAGGTAGCGCCTCAGGTCGAATCCCAAGTCAATGAAGTGAAAGAGACGCAGGTAGTTCAAGAGCCGGTGAATAACCAGCACTTGAAGGCCATGCGTCTTAAGAATGCCGAGCTCGAAAGAGAACTGAAGCAACTGCGAGAAGCACAAATGCAGCTGATGCAAGCACAACTTGCTAATGCTGCGTCCGTGCGTCAAGAGGTTGATGAGTTTGATAAAATCGGTGATGAAGAGTTCATACCCTCTGGTAAGGTAAAAAAGCTAGTTGAGAAAAACTCTCAAAAAGTGCTTAAAAACGCCGAAGATCTTGTAGACAAAGCCGTCGAGAGACGGATCAAAAAAATGCAAGATGATCAGTTCATGGACCGCCTGAATCGCCAGTACTCAGATTTCTCCGAGATCGTCAATCCGGAAACTTTATCAATTTTGGAAGAAAAGGAACCTGAGTTAGCGGCGACGATTGCGGAACTAAAAGACCCGTATAAAATCGGAGTACAAAGCTACAAATACATCAAAGCTATGGGGCTAACCCAATCGGCAACTGATGCGCGGAGAGAGAAGGAAGTAGATAAGGCTATTGCTAAGTCTGAGAAGGCGGTGACGTCTCCCATGGCTTTCGACAAGAGACCTATCGCCCAGGCTTTCAAGCTCACAGACGCCATGAAAAAGGACCTATATCGCGAGATGCATGGATATGCGGCTTTAGCTAGCTCGGTTCCCGAAATGACCTAATAGGTCAAAGGGAAAACCATGACAGTGTCAATTGCATCGTTGCCACCGCAAATTCAACAGCGGTACAACGCAAAATTGCTGTCAACTCCAGAGCACAACCTGATTCACCAGTTGTTTGCTACACCAGTTGAGTTGCCAGACAATCAAGGCTTCATTGATCGTCAGTCGCGCTACGACAGGCTAGATCTGTTCGAGGTGCCTCTTGATGACGGCCAAAACAACCCTCCACCTCAGCAGCTTAATCGCGTTGACGTGGACTGCCGTGTGCGTGTCTATGCGACATATATCGTATTGACCCGCCAGGTAACAATCACGAACGAGGACCCAGTGCTCAATAGCGCTGCGGCACGTTTAGGACAAAGCTTGCGAGAAACTCAGGATGCCCTGCAAAGGGATAACCTGGAGTCAAGCGCCAGCATTATTAACAGCGTAGGCGGCTCCAACGGCGATATTCCGACGGAGATGACGATTGCAGACGTGGATGACGTTTTCACGGTACTGCAAAACAACTCAGCTGAATACATAACAAATATTGTAGAAGCTGAACTACGTTTCGGTACAAGTCCTATTGGCGATGCGTACGGTTGCATGGCGACTACGCGTATGATTCCAGTTTTCTATAACATGACTGGATTCACCAAGAAATTCCAGTATCCGAACATCTCTCAGACATTGTCGACGGAGATCGGTGGAGCGAACAACGTTCGTTTCTTTGTATCGGAGCAAGGCTCTGTCAGTCCAAACGCGTCGTTGCTTGGAAATGACATTGCTAACTGTTTCGTAGCAGCCAAAGAGGCTTACAAAGTTGTGTGGCAAGCAGGTGGGAAAGCTCGCTTTATTTACCTGCCTCCTGGATATAACAACGACCCATGCATGTTAAGACACACTGCTGGGTGCTCGTTCTATCAAGGGCAATGCATCACTAATGACCTCTGGATTCAAAACCTACGTTCAACAGGTATTTAAGGAGGTCGATCATGTCATTACCATATTCATATATCGGGTCATGGACTTATACAAACGCTGCGTCTCCGGTTGCTCAGAATGTTCCTATGACAGCAAAACCCGACTGGGTTTTTGTTAAGGATACAACAAACTGGGGCGCTCAAAGCACGGCTGCTAATCCGATCTATTCAGAATGGTTTAGCTCCATGGCTAGCGGCTCTTACCTAGCACTTGGGCAACCAAGTTCGACAGGTTCGGGCGTCACCACATATGCTTCACAAGGCACATCTGGTGGTTTCACGTTCATTGATCAAACTAATCCTCCGACTTTCGCTAAAGTTGCGATTACGGCGGTCAACGGAACCACGTTTGTCGTTTCGACTAGCAATACAACGGGCATCAACGTCGGTGACACGGTGCGCTTGATTAACGTTGTAGGTGGCCAACAGATCAGCGGACCTACACTTTATCAGGTCACCGCTGTGTCGGCAGGGGTTAGCATCACCTTAGGTTATGCTGCTTCGGCTGTGAGCGCTGGTCTTGTTGTAGCTAATGCTACGACCGGATTTTACCAAAAAGTATATCCAGGGCAGTTTTATCCGAACAGCTTGACGGTCGCTTACATTACGCAAGCGAATCCAGCCGTTGTCTATTTCTTTAGACAAAACCCATACACACCTGGGCAACTGGTAGATTTCCAAATCCCAACGCCATATGGCATGACTCAGCTGAGCAATTTGACAGCTAGGTCGGGAAGCGGACCATTTGCAAGCAACCCAGCCGGTGCAGCTAGGGTTCTGAGTGTTACCAATTCTGCGACTGTCTCATCGATCACTATCGATGTTGACACAACAGGATACACAGCATTCCAGTTCCCAACATCAGCAGCCTTTGCTGGTGGAGCTTCGCCAGCAGTGTGTATCCCTGCTGGGTCAGGTGTTGTGCCTCTTAATGGAAGCGCAACAATCCCGGCTTCGCCTCCTGGCACAAACCTTGCTGACGCATTCGACAACAGATCGCAATACGTCATGAACATTGGTTTGTCTGCTGTGGGTGTCGCTAATGCGAACATGCAAGTGTTTGCATTCAAGGCTGATTTCGTGAACGGAGTTACTAACGCATAATCACACGGAGGGGGATAAAACCCCCTCCCATAATGAAAGGATGGTTAATTATGGAAGTAAGAGAGCTAAACAAGAAAAAAAAGAATGTTTTACCGCAAATTGAAAGGGATGAACTGGTTAAAAAGATGCGAAAAGAAGACGATAAAGTCGTCAATGGCATGTTTGAGTTTCTTGATGCGCAAGGCGGTTGGTTAGAATTTGCATTTCGAAAATACCCCGGTGAACCGATTCAAATGATTAAACTGATTCATGGAGAAATCTGTGATTTGCCCATGGGGATTGTTAAGCACCTGAATAACACAAAAAAGAAGATCAGGCGCTATTCCATGGAGTTGCCAGCTAGTGGGCAGAGGGCGCCTCGTAGCTACGAAACAGTATCTAGAGTCAGGTTTACCCCAACTGCGGTGCTATGAATAATTCTTCACCGCATGTCGTACCTGGGGGCAGTTCTAATTATGGGCCTCCATTCGGAGCTGATTTCATTCCGAATCTTCAATACATAACAAATATTACTCAGGCCGCTACTGCTATCGTTACCTTTTCAGCTGATCATAATTTTACTTTGTGGGAGTGGATTAGCTTTCGTATTCCCCCAGCTAATGGGATGATCCAGTTGAATAATCAAAAGGCGTTAATTATTTCTCTTACGCCGACGACGGTAACGATAGCTGTAGACACTACTAATTTTTATCCATTTATATATGTGCATGACCCTCAGGTTCCTTGCGTAGCGGTACCGGCCGGGTCTGGGATTACAGCAGGGAGCGCTATGACGACGCTTGAGGACGCATTCGATAACGAGCCAACGACATAATGACGAGCAAATCAGAGATTATTCACGGTGACTGCTTAGAAGTGATGCGTACCATGGAAGCGAATTCCATCAGCGCGATAATCACCGACCCGCCATATGGTCTGTCATTCATGGGAAAGGATTGGGATGGCGTAACGCCTCCTAAAGAGTATTGGGAGGAAGCCCTGCGAATATGCAAGCCAGGATCGCACTTGCTTGCATTTGGCGGCACTAGGACGCATCACCATCTGATGCTAGCGATAGAGCAAGCAGGTTGGGAGATTCGCGATTGTTTGATGTGGCTGCACGGCCAAGGATTTCCCAAATCTCACAATTTCGGTAAGCAATTGAGCGGCGAATGGAAAGGATTTGGTACGGCTCTTAAGCCTGCGTACGAACTGATAATCATGGCGATGAAACCCTGCGAAGGCACCTTTGCGCAGAACGCTGAGAAGCATGGCGTGGCGGGCATTAATGTGGATGCGTGTAGGATTGATACATCCGAAGATTTAACCAGAGAATGTTTGGGACTTGCTAGTGCAATTAATGATGGCTATAAGCGCCCTTATCATGAATTGGCTGAAAAAAAAATATACGGTAGTACAAACGGCCGCTGGCCAGCGAACGTTCTGTTCGACGAAGAGGCGGCGGCGATGCTGGATGAGCAGAGTGGGATAAGTAAATCTACGCCATTTCATAATCCGACATGCGGTTTTCATGATTCTCTAGGAAGGCAAAAGGAAAAACGACAGGAACAAGGGAAGGGCCATAACGACTCCGGCGGCACCTCCCGGTTCTTCTACTGCGCTAAGGCTAGTTCTAGTGAACGCGGAGAAGTTAATAATCATCCCACGGTCAAACCTCTTAAGCTCATGGAATACCTTATCACACTGATCATGCCACCCAAAGATGGCGTATTACTTGACCCATTCGCTGGAAGCGGAACGACGATACTAGCGGCGAAGAATCTTGGAGTGAAGGCAATCGGAATAGAAAAAAGTTCCGATTACTGTGAGATAGCAAATGCGAGGATTGCATGAATACATTCGTACCTACATATCCGCTGTATCCTACCTTAGCAAATGCGATCACCAAGACACGTAAATTGACAGGATCTAGCAATGCCTTTCAGGTAACGGATTCCTATATCGTTCAGCAGATGCATAGCTATTACTCCTATGACCTCCCAGCTAAATTTAGATCGTTGAAATTACAGGATGTCTATACGTTCACAACCGTCGTAGGACAAGATGTCTATCCATTCAACAGCGAATTGTATATCACCGTCAATCAGCCGGCATCATGCGCTAAGAGAGAATTACGTTGGTTTAACAGCCCCCAGTCCTTCTATGCAAATAACTATAACTGGCAGCAATTCACCAACTTTTCCTCTGGAAACAACACCGCAGGGCCTTACAGCGGATTTACAACCGCTGCACCATTTGTAGCTAGCGTTAACAACGACCCAGGTACATTGGCAAAACCTAACCTATTTTTCCCACAAGGTAGGGTGCAGAACATACTCATAACGGCCAATGTCATCGGAACAAACGGCGTCGGCGAAACACAAAATGTGACCGACGATGGACAGGGAAATCTCATTCAAATATTTCAGACAAGTAACAGTGGAAACCAGGAATACGGCTGGACATACTATCGTCAGTACGCCTCATCGACACCTACGGTTCCTGGGGCAGCAACGATAAACTATCAGACTGGGGCGATAACAGGCCTCGTTTTTGCACAAGCTATTCCGTCGGGAACACCGATACAGATTCAATATAATCCTAAGCAATTGTCTATCCCGCTAGCCATTCTATTTGCGCAGAACCAGTTTACGCTAGCTCCAGTGCCCGACGCGGGCTACACGATTGAGATGTCGTGCTACCGTCAGCCAGTTCAAGCGTTGTTAGCCTTGAACGAGGCTGGTAACCCAGAGTTATCGGAATGGTGGGAAATTCTGGCCGTGGGAGCTGCTAAGAAGATATTCGAGGAAAGACTAGACTCCGATGGGGTCATGTTCATCGATAAAATGTTAAAAGAACGCTATGATGTCATTGAGACGAGAACCTACGCTCAGATAGGTCAAGAGAGCATTCAAACAATATACAGCGATCAGTTGAAATACAATTATGGCCTAGGAGGCCTATCATCTACGTTTGGATCGATATGAAGAAAGACGAAAAAGTGAAACGCAATCGAGCTGCTGAACTCCTGAAAAAGGACAACAAAAAGAAGCTTAAACCTTTGCCTAACAAAGCCGTTCCGCTCGGCGGAGGACCGTTTGTAGGGCGCCACACAACAGGCTAATCATGGCTGCTATTAAGGGTAAAGAAAAAGTACTGAAAAAGCCTCTTCCGGCGAGCAAAGCCAAAATGAGTGAAAAGGCTATGAAAAAACTACGCAATCCAAAGGCCGTGCAGCCGATTGCCGTCGTCTGCGTTAGCTAGGAGAAAACATGCCGATTCCGACATATACCCCAGGATATCCGCCAGACGGATCATCGTTAGGACAGACAAAGGCGACGATGAGGAATAACCTCGATGGTACGTTTCAAACGTTAGCTGTTGATCATATTAACAATAATGGTCAACCTGGCTCACAGCCTGCTGGTTACCACACCATCATACACGAAGTGCCGCAAACTAACGTCAATACGGTAACCGGATACAATCAGGTATTTTCTGGTGTACCTGGAACGCTAGTGATCAATGGTGGTACGACTCCAGCAGTTCCACCTGGAGGCGATCAGCAACTTTATGCGTTGACTGGCGGAGGGAAATCAGCTCAACTTACTGGTTACAACACAGCGGCCACGCCTGGTGGCTATTGTTGGTCGGGCGGTATCCTCTTCCAATGGGGTGTATTTGCAATGAGCACGCCAAGTCTTAGTGTAACGTTTCCGATTCAGTTTCCTAATTCTGTTTTTTCAGTTGTTTTGACCAATACGACTGGTTTTGCAAATGATGCCATTGGTTTACATGTGAACCCTCCTACGACTGGATTTACTGCCGTAAGAAGCGGTTCCGGAAATTTGAATTATTATTTCATGGCCATAGGGAACTAATGAACGGCTTTCACCAGGTGCTCATCGGCGGATATCCTGGAGGAGGACTAACTCAGGACAAGAAGCCGGCTCTTTTGGCCAATGAGGCTTATTCCGACTTAGAAAATGCATATGTATTTCGAGAAAGGACAAAGAAAAGAGATGGCGAAGTCCCTATAGGGCGCCTATCGCGTACATTTACAAATGTTGCAATAGGGAACAGCTCAGCGTCTCCATGGACATTTAATCTTTACACAGTTCTTTCCATTACGCCAGAGGCAAACGCACAAATAGTTCCTGGCAGCGTCAGGGTGACCATTGCCACTTTGGCAAATCCATTCATCGATCAAGGTAACGGCACGCTTAGCAATGCGACACCTGGCAATTCCGGCACTATAAACTACATGACAGGCTCCGTGACGCTAACTACGACGGTAGGAGCTGGGCATGCGACAACGGTATCAATGAACTATTATCCTGGACTTCCGGTGATGGGTATCTTGAAACGGGACGTTCCTACACTTGGAATAGACGCCACGGTATTTTTTGACACAAAATACGCTTATTTATTCAGCAATGGATTTAGTGAACTCGCGCCTGGGACTACATGGACAGGCACGAATACGGACTTTTTTTGGGCTGCAAATTATCAAGGCGCAACACCTGATCTGAGATATTTTTTTGTCACGAACAACAACATCCTTTTGAGCGGACCCGGTTCGCCTGCCTATGATCCTATTCGTTATTACAACAACACCACATGGACAAACCTCCAGCCACTGGTGACGTCAACGATCACGTTATGGCAGGCGATGATATTAATCCCGTATTACGGTCGATTACTTGCTCTTAACACGTGGGAGGGCGCTACCGCGGCCACATACACGGGAGCCACGAATTTCTTTGCTCGTTGTCGATTTAGTCAAATAGGTGATCCTACGGACCAAACAAATGGATGGCGCCAGGACATTTTTGGAAGAGGTGGGTTTGTCGATGCGCCTACGAACGAGGCCATCGTTAGCGCGGCATTTTTTAGAAACACATTGATAGTATTTTTTGAGTACTCCACGTGGCAATTACGATACATTGGGGAATATGGAATACCATTCATATTTGAACGCGTGTCTTCTGATTTTGGTTCTGTGTGTACATATAGCCCTGTCGTATTTGATCAAGGAGTGATGACCGTCAGTGACCGTGGAATAATACAAGGGTCGGCAAATGGTGTCACGAGGCTGGATGAGCAAATACCGGAGGAAGCGTTCGGATTTGAGATTCAAAATAGCGCCCCAAACTTTGTCCACGGGGTCAGGGACTTCGAAAAAGAGCTAGTCTACTGGAATTACCTGGACACGTCTACAGCCTCCATGAATCAAACGTATCCCAATACCGTGCTCGTATTCAATTATCGTAACAACACGTACGCGAAATTTCGTGACACGATTACGTGTTTTGGTGTTTCGCAATTTATGTTCGGCATAACCTGGGATAGCACGACTACGTTTTGGGAAAGCAATGTATCTTGGGATAACGTCGACGAACAGCAATACGTTGACTATGTCACGTTAGGCACTCAGCAGGGATTTATTAATATTTATCAAAATCCTGACGCGGAAACCCCGACGGCATCCAACACGCTTTACGCTCCCACTATGGCTATAACAGCGGTAAACTTTGGTACGAATCCCTCTCAGGTTACGATACCGAGCCACAATCTGGAAAACGGGGAAATTATATACATCCAGAATACCATATGGATGGGTACCGACCCAGGACTGAATAACGTTATCTACAACGTGACAGTGATCGACGCGAATACGGTAACTCTGGGTATATGGGATTTGACATCGCAAAACTAAAATGCTGTCAACATCACATCGTCAGCGACTTATTTGGGAGGGGGAGTTGTAACGCTTTTCCCGAAAATGAACATTCAAGGAAAAGACTTCAACCCTTTCCAAGGGGCTGGTAAACAGTTTAAGCTCTCTTTCGTCGATTTCCAAATGGACTCTAATGTGCTTTCCCCGGCCATTGCAGCGACAACGATACAGTTGTTTGTGAATTCATACCTGGGAGAGCAGGCAAACCTAATAAGCACGAATCAGGAACTCATTAATTCGTCGCAGGCCTGTAACTACATCACGAACGCCACTAAGGCCAATCCGTGTCAAATAACAAGCCCTGACCATAGTCTAATTTCTGGAACTTTGATCTACATTGCCGATGTCGTTGGCATGACACAGCTAAACTCAGCCATATATACGATCACGGTAGTCGACGCGAACAATTTTACTCTAAACAACACCGATTCCACTGGGTTCAGCACTTACATATCTGGTGGGATTTGGAATACATCTCCTGTTGATGGACAAACCTATATTCCTGGTTCGGAATATGCTTGGTACCGTTTCTATAGCACGCAATTTGGGCAATATCTGCGTATCGGCTTGACCTATGATGATAACCTGATGAACCAACTGGCGACGCATCAAACACCCATGGAGCTTAATGCTATGAACGTGTGGTTTAGGGAAGGCGGAAGGCTGATCAACTAAATGTAAAGCTGGATTTACATGAACTCGAGCGACAATCCTCTTAACACAAATCAGCTGCCGATTTCTCTGGACGTAAACCCAGAGGAATCGAATTATCAAAATATTTTATTGCTCTACTTGCGGCGTGTAGCAAATGCCGTCAATACTAAAGAGAGCGGCCTATTCCTACTTCAGGAAAACGCTAGTTTTGAGCAATGGTACCAGACTGCTAACCCACAACAAAACAGGAACGGCTATAGGATCACGGCGGATTTAGTGTTGCTAAAAGGTGGGAACATTCCAACGGGAAGCACGAGCCTTGTTTTGTCAACAATTACGCAGCCGATGAAGATCAATGGCTTTCTTTATCCTGTGCAGGGCTTCGGGGGCGCCATTGATACAACGGGCGTGTCATATTTCTTAAACGACCCTTCGGTTTACGTCAGGTATAACAACTCGACAAATACGATTATTATACAAAACAATTCGGGCAACGCCCTGACGTGGTGTGTGTGGGTCATGGAGTATTTAAAGAACTAGGTGAACAATGGCAAGCCTCAAGGATTGGATCTTCGGAATCCAAAAACAGTTAAATCAACTTGGGTTAGGTACCGAGGATAAATTCACAAAACTTTCCACGGGGACGAAAGAGCAAGAAGCTCTGCATAATAGCATCATAGCGCAGGCCATGGGCCTGCAAGCGCCGGGTGGTGGTTATGATCTTGCTCGTCAATACAACGCTAATTTACTTGGCCCGAATCGGGAACAGGCGTTTCAGCAATTTTCTGAGCCATATTTGCAGCAGTTCCAAGAGCAAATGCTGCCTCAGATAGCTGAACGGTTCGCGGGTATGGGGGCTCTGTCATCAAGTGGTTTCGGACAGACATTAGGCGGAGCAGCCTCGAATTTACAATCCCAGTTAGCTCAGCTATTTTCTGATATGCAGAGACAGGCAGCCAATCAGGAGTATGGCCAGTATAACCAATTGGCGCAAACTGGACTGAATTACGAGCCTTTTGCGTATAAACAGCAACCAGGGTCAGCAGGACTATTACCAGCAGGTCTAGCGGCATTCGGAGGTGTTTTGGGAGGTCCTGGCGGGGCTGCGGTCGCCTATGGTGCTGGCCAAGGAATAAGCTCCTTATTCAAACGCGGCGGGGCGAGGGGGATAACATAACATGGTTCAGGTATTTAAAACTGAAAATCCTAGAGGAAGATTAGCTGAACAGCTGGGCATGAGCTTAGGGCAGGGATTAGGGAATGCTCTGAACGTTCACTTTGCTAATCGAAGCCTCGAAAGTGTTATGAAAGATAAATCACTGGATAATGCATCACCGTCCCAGAGAATGGAAGCTATTCGCTCGGCACTTAGTCCTTACGGCGAAACGGGACAACAAATTCTCCAACAGCGCATGGCCATTGAACAACAGGAAATGAACGAAGCTCAACAGGACGTATTAGGACGCTTTGTAGCGGGTCAAAAGGTATCGGCCAAGGATCTAGGGAAGCTTAGCCCAGAAAATCAACTGAAGGTCTTGCAAATACAGAAAAACAGGGAAATGGGACGCAGCGTCTACGATTCCTTGGTAAAATCTGGGTATCCTGATGAAACAGCGCGCATATGGCAGAATCAAATGGAAAACGCTCCTGTTGGTGGCCAATCCGATGTGATACGTCAGGTCAATGATTTGATTCGTCGCTCAAAGACGGGACGCGGAATAGAAAACGAAGTAGAGGCAGCTCCCGAAACTAAACCGAGCATTGATATACCTGGCACAGATCTAGGAGCTTTACCGTTAAATTTTCCAGAGTTGCCAGAACCGGTAGGAATGACTCCTGCTGATGTTGTAAAGCAGAATGAATATCGCGAAAAGACGAATATTCCTCTGTACAACGAAACGGTTGACAGGCTGAATGCTCTTGATGACGAATATCGAGAAGTGACTCATTTGCAGGAGTTGAATGAAATTCCTGGGGCTTTACCAACCGGAATAGCGAAGTGGAATGTAGATTGGGACACAGGAGACTTAAGGGTTAAAGCGCTAGCTACTCCAGAAGCTCAAGATTACGCGAAAACAATAGCTCGTATGGCTAGAAGGGCAAAGGACTTTTTTCCTGGGCGCGTAACAAACTTCGACTTGGACCAGTTCAAGCAGGGATTTCCTACGTTAGCAAACAGCCCTGAAGGCAGACGTATCATTGCAGAGCAGCTCGCTTTAGGAAATCGTATTGCGTATTTAAAAGATGAAACTTACAAGGCTGCCATGGATCACTACGGCTCGGGAGCTGATCCCGTGCTCGTCAAAAAATATGCCACAGAGAATTACAGAAGGTTGAAATCTCAGTTGGAAAATCAGCTAAAACAGGTCAACGAACGCGCTAGACAAAAAGTAAATCAGGAAGAAGCACAGACAAATCGTCAATCCTTAGACGAGATTTTTGGATGAGTTATCAAGAGAAGTATCAGAAGGCTAGGGCAGCCGGATATTCCGATGAAGAAATCATGGAATATTTGGGTAAAAAAGATCCATCTTTCGAACAGAAAATAGTCAAGGCTCAGGAAGCCGGTTACAGCCCGGACGAGATATTGAGTTACTTTAATGCAGCTCCTGCACAAAAAAAAGAAGGCGCTATTGAGAAATATGGAAAAGATGTGGTCAAGCAGGGGGCGCAGGGGTTTGGCATCGGCGCTTTAGGTACGTATGGGGATATCCTTAACTTATTTGGTTTACAAAACAACAAAGGCGAACAAGAGCGTTACGCCAGAGAATCTGAAATTCTCGGAAAGGAACAGCCTTCACCTAGCGAGATTTTAGAGCTTGCTGGCGACCAAGATATACTTCCCGGACAATTCAAGTTACCAACGTCACAGGATATAGAATCTCTGGGCGAGAAAGCTGGGTTGATATCCGAGCCTAAAACAGCAGCTGGACACTATGCGAGACGTATAGGTAGAATAGGAGGGGGAGGAGTTGCACTAGGCGGTGCCGGAATTCGAGCGCCTATTGCTGCCGGAACTGCTGGGCAAACACTGGAAGAATTAGGTGCTCCGGCTTGGGCTCAAGCAGCGGCGGAAATCGTAGCAGGCTTAAAAGCCGCGCCGAAGAGCAATGTTCCTATCACAAGTAAAAGCAAAGAAGTGGAAAATGTTATTTCTGATCTGAGAAAGGTTGGATATTCCGAAAAGGATATCACCCTAGCTAAGAATGCTCTTGAAGAGAGGAAGATATTAAAAAAGTTTGCTTCGCTTACTCCTGAAGCGGAAAACGCGATTCAACAGGGAGTCAAAAATAGTGAAGCGTTATTCAGGGAACAGATAAAAAATGGTCTTCCTGGATATGCCGAAGGAGGGATTCCATATCTAAAACAGCAGGCCAATAATGTTTATGCCACTATGGAAGAGTTAGCCTCCAGCGTGCCAATTCGAAATAAGGAACCCGTTAGAAAATCCATTGAGAAATCTATAGCCTATCTCGAAAAATATCCCCTCCTGGATGAGCAAAAGAAATTCATAGAATTCCTCAAAGATGGGCTCATAAAACTGGATAAGGCTGATACAGCTGAATTTTTCACCGGATTTTATCGCAATTTAGGTAAAGCTGGTAACTGGGGAGATCCAAAGCAAAAAGAACATCTGTTAGGAATGGTAAAACAGGGCATTAAGGATACATTTTCTCAGTCTGGATCTGAAGGGGCTAAATTTGGAAAGTACTTTGACGCCACAAATGCAGCATGGAAGAAATGGCTTAATGCCGAAGATCTAATGACAACCATTGAAAAAGCTCAAAATATTGAAGGTATAAATTTCAAAAAGCTCACCACTATATTGAATAACCCAGAAACCCACGAGCTTGCCAAAAAGGTTTTAGGTCCGCAACAGCTTGAGAATATCAAAACAATCAATAAAGGCGCTGACGCCATTGACTCACTCCTGAAGCAAATTAAACCCGCAGATAAGACGGCAGCTTCCCTTAAGTCACTAGAGGCAGCTAGAGCGTTCTTTACTGGTTCTTGGAAGACATTTATAGCCCTAGTCGGATTTGAAGCGGCAAAAAATCTTTCGACGAAAATACTTTTAGATCCAGAAAAACAGAATATTGCGAAAAAATTGATTGTAGCCGCTAAAAATAATTCGTCTCAGCAGGCGGCTATTCTAGCTCAAGAGCTACTTGGTGAACCAGAAAAGAACAGCAATTCCGGCAAGAATTTCTAAAATAATCATACTTATTTTCCTTATTGCGTTTTCTTAGACTCTATTTTCATATGTTCTTCCAAAATAGCATCTTGTAATTTTTTTCCTGTTGCCATCCAAAACATACGTTCTTCTAATGTATCAATTCTTGCATCCATTTTATCGATTTTGATTTCAATTTTATCGATATGGCCATTGATATCGATTTTAAAATTTCTGAAAAACGTATAAAAAAATCCAATTACGGTTAAAGCCGCAGCTATTGTCGTAATCATTTGTCCAAGATCGATTCCACATTGCGATAGATTCATTTTCTATTTCCCTGTTTTTTCTATGTTATTCTTCAAAAATTCATCCAACCACTGATTGCCTTTTTTTCTACTATCAAAACAGCTTTTTATGGGATGAAATGATCCGCCTGTAACATACGCTCTGATGACAAATTTTCCTGGCCATGTTTCAACGGTTTTAAACCCACGGATATGGGCCACATTTATCCTGTAACCGTCTTCGGATACGATGAAATTTTTAACGCAATTGGTTTCATAAACAATTGCATAATCATCATCGGAATCGCGTGTGTTTAAATAAACAAATACAATAAATATGAAAATAAACGTTGGGAATATCATAAACATGTACTTCACGATTTTTTAACCTATTCTGCTTTTTTGATTGTGGATTCGGATTTTAATATGCAACAGTCCTTAGACTGTAACGCGCCCTCAATTCGACATACCCGACGATCTATGTCTGTGACCGTTTCTTGAAGATTATCGATTCTAACTGATAAGGAATCATGAGATTTTTCAATTTTATTACACAATCTCGAATAAGTAAAATATATCATCGCACCTATCGCTAAAACATTTGCTACATTTAGTTTTTGAATTTCTGTAAATATCCAGTCCATCCTGAGTTTTCCTTACTTTTTCGTTTCACATATGCTTTGCAACTGCAATCTCTCTAACTCTGATTCAGGTACGCGGTAAGGCGATTTTATGCCTGTACTTGGCCTCATGGCATAGATTTTGCCTTTTTTAATAGCCCGCCTAACGGTATTGGGATGCATCTTAATTTTCGCCGCGAATTCTTCGACAGTGAAATATTCCATACGCCTCTCTTAAAATATCCATTGCATATTCGATAATATAATACCACAGTGATCACTAAGCGTCAAACGTTTATCGTTCAATAAGTTTGTGCGTTGACATGTGTGAATTTTATCCATCAAGTTCAAGGTTTAAAACCTTAAGGGGAGAACTTCTATGTCAAAAATGTTTCAAGTGTATGGAGTTGGGCAGGCCTTGATTCCTGTGCTTCCTCCACCATTACCTTTCCAAAATGCGCCAACGAGTCATCAGACCAACTATGAAATTGGTCAAATGGTATATACCCCTCCGACAGCTCCTACGGCGTTTTATCTTTATGCAGGTGGCGGCAACTGGGTGAATGCTACGAGCGCGCTGATTCTAGGCACATATGCTGAATTAGCAGCTGGTAGTGCTCCAAGCGCTAATTACGTGCCATCCACGAACGACGTCTATACCTTCGTCAACACGTATGCTTCGGCTGGTGGGGTACCGGCTACAACTACCGCTGAAGGTATTGTTTATTTGGCCACAAATGCCGATGCAGTATCGGGTGTCCCCACACACCCAAATGAAGTCCTTATCCCTGGTAACCTGGCTTCCGTGTTTGCCTCACCGCCTGCAATTGGTGGAACGCTTGCCGCTGCTGGTTCCTTTACCACTCTAGCAGCTTCCAGCACGTTAGCAGTGACTGGCGCTGCCACGTTCTCTAGCACAGTGGCGACAGGAGCTTTGACGGTTACAGGGGCTGCAACGATTTCGACAACGCTAGGTGTGACAGGAGCGGTAACATTATCTAGCACACTTGGCGTCACGGGGACTTCTACTCTTCATGCGTTGACGCAAACGGGGACAGCTTCTATCAATGCCACTGGTACCGCTACAACCACAATTGGAGGCTCTTCAGGTGCGGTAACGATTGCTGCGGGCGCTGGTGGAGTTGCCATCACAGGAGGCGGTAACGCAATATCGGTCGGTGCGGATTCCGCGGCCAATGCGATCACCATAGGTAATTTTACTTCAACCACTAGTGTTGACATCGATGTGGGCACGGGAAATGCCACAGGCGACTTCCTTGTAGATGGTGTTACTTCATCCAAGCTAATCATGGGAACGAGCCTCACCACTGGTTTGATAACAATTGGCGGGACGGCTCAAACAGGCGCGATCACGTTAGGTAGCTCTTCAGTGGCATCTAACAGTGTTGTGATTGCAAACGGCTCTGGTTCGACAACGGTATCTCTAGCTAACGTCACCACGACAGGGGCTACGGTCAACGTCATGGGAGCTGCTGCTATCGGTACGGCGTCCACGTTTAACCTGTTTAGCGGGTCTACTCCTACAGCAGCTTTGACGGCTAATATTCTGACCGGTGCCACGCCAGGTGCAGCGTCGGTTGTGAATATCATGACAGGGGCCCAGTCGGCAGGCACCAGCCAGTTTAACCTGTTTACCGGAAATATCACCGGTGGAACGCAAACGTTCAACTTAGCAACGGGAACCGGAGCAGCCACGCTCAACATCGGAACCGGCGCCACAGGGGTTAAAACTATCAACATTGGGGGTACGGCGGCTAACGTCATTGCCATCGGTAATACACAGACGACAGGATCTGTAACGATTGGTAACGCTCTAACCAGCGGAACGGTCACGATTGGCGGTACTGCTGGAACGGGCCTCATCTCGATTGGTAACGCTACGAATGCCACGGGGCAGACGGTGTCCATCAATAACGCAGCCTCTATCACTGGTGCTAGCATCGTAAACATCTTGTCAGGGGCAACACCAGGCGCCGCCATGACCCTGAACGTAATGACAGGGGCATCATCGGCTGCCGGAGTAGCTAATTTCCTGACTGGCGCTTATTCAGGTGGTACCAGCACATTTAACGTGTTCACAGGTACGTCTACGAGTGGTACACAAACAATCAACTTAGCCACAGGGTCATCACCGGCGATCGTTAATATCGGTAACTCAGCAGCTGGTGCGATTGCTATCAGATCCGGGGGCAATATCACTCAAACGATTGCGTCAGGCAATACGTATGCTGTTGTCGGTGGTGGTGGTACTATTAACATTGGTATTGATGCGGCCAACACGATCGCCGTCGGTAACGGCGCCTTCGCGACTACTGTGTCCGTAGGTTCAACAAACACGAGCAGTACTACAACAATCAATGCTGGGTCAGGAGGCATTCAGCTCACAGGTGGTAACGTCAATATCGCCACGGCTGGGAAATTCCTCGAGATCAAAGGTGCTTCCTTTGCTGCTACAAACTCAATCGGTGTTGGGACGCTGTCTTCTGGTACTGTGACTATCAACAATACCAACATTGCTACCGGCGACGTGATATTGCTCACACGAACCGGCGCAAACGGTTCTACGACATTTGGAGTGTTGACATACACCATTTCCGCCGGAGCTAGCTTTACGGTCACATCTTTGATTCTAGGCACTCCAGGAAGCACCCAGACGGGCGATTCCAGCACATTCGCATATATCATCGTGCGACCATCCTAAAAATTAAGAGGTAAAATATGTATTCAAACAGAGCGTATTTAGATCCTTTGAGGTCTGTAGCTTTCGGGAGCATCACTGGTTCATATACGGCTGTAGGGACGCCTATGGCGAATCCTTCGAGAATCATATGCTTCACCAACACAACGAATGAAGATGTTACTTTCAGCATGGACGGCACCACGGATCAGCTTATTGTTCCAGCGGGAAGTTTCAAGTTATTCGATGTGAGCACAAACCGTCGTCCTGTTGGCCAGGACGACTTTTGTTTTGTTGTTGGAACGCAGTGGTACGTGAAATATTTGATAGCACCGACATCAGGAAACGTTTACATTGAAATTGTCTACGCCCACCAATTTTAATATGCAGGCCGTCGCCGCTGACAAGCGATATGAGGCTCTTTTAAAGCAGGAGATAAGGGAGCAGCAGCACCTAATCGCCGGTCATCATAGAGAGATGCAAGAGCTGAGAGACAAGCTTCAGCTAGCCATGACTAAATTCGAATCGTTATTTCAGAAATGCAGCACAGAGATAATCGAATTTAAATCCTACACAGATAACAACATCAAAGTTTTGACAGATAAGCAGGTTCTTCAGGAAAAAAATATAAGCGATCAGGAACAGGTTGTTCGATCGCTTCTAGATCTAAATAAAGCATTTCATTTTACATATGCCAGCCATACGGATGTCAACAAGGTAACAACTATATTTGAATCGCAAATCAAGGAACATGCCTTGACGCGTATGCTAGAGATGCAATCGATGCAACGAGAGGTTAAGGGCATGATAGAGTCCTTAAAGCTCGATCTCTCGATACTGAGACAGGATACGGATCAGAAATTTGATGAAGTAAAATCAGCTTTGAGTGACAAGTTTTCCATTTCAAGCATTGATAAGGACAGTGTCTTAAAGCAAATTCGTGTGTATGAAAGGTCTATGTTTGTAATAGAGAAAAAGCTCGAGCATATATACACGTTGATCGAACGAATGAATAAACGAGGTGTAGACTCATGTCACAAGCCGGAATAGCCAACCTACAAAGCTCGCAGCCTCACGTTCCAACGACGTTTGTTGCTAATAGTGGAACTGCGGTTCCCGCTGCGAATGTTCTCAATGTACTGGGGACGGTTGTAGCCGCTTCAGGCGTGCCCCTGCAAACGACTGGATCAGGTAACACGCTGACAGTCGTATCACAATATGCTTCAGCAGCAGGCGCATCATCAGCCAGTAATGCAGGCTTGGCGTCCTTTAGTACCGCCAGTTTCTCCGTAGATGCCAATGGGTTTGTGACGTTTACCGGAGGTGCCGGAGGCATCACAACCATCAATGGTGATACAGGCTCTGTGACTGGGACCACGATCAAGATCTCGGGTGCAACAACCGGCCTTACCACATCGGGTTCTGGAACTACGTTATCACTTACTGGAATCTTAAAATTAGCCAACGGTGGCACCAACGCTAACTTAACGGCCTCAAACGGGGGAATATTCTATTCCACGGCTAGCGCTGGAGCCATTCTGTCTGGAACAGCCACGGCAAACCGGGTGCTTCTCTCCGGTGCGTCTACGACGCCAGCCTGGTCGACAAGCACATATCCAGCTACCAACAGTACGAACGATCTCATTTACGGAACAGGAAGCAACACTTTAGGAACTCTGTCTATTTCGAGTATCGCAGGGTCAAGTTTACAGTTTGATGGAAACAATATTTTATGGTCTGACCCACGTAATAGCACCATAATTTTCGATGATTTTATCTCCGGAAATGCCCAGTCCAATTATAACTGGAACGCAGGAACTTCTAATGCCGGAACAGTAGGTCAGCTAACCACCATCGATACAGGACATCCCGGAATGGTCCAGTTGAGCACTGGGACCAATACTAACGGTGGGGCTTATACCAATATCGGGCCTGGCACTATGAAGTTGTCCGGAGGGGCAATAACAATTATATGGGTTATTAACGTAGTTTCTCTATCCAATGCCACTGACACTTTTACAATAATAACTGGAATGTCAGACTCCAACTCAGCAAGTTCTTTACCAAATAATGCTGTTGCATTCCTTTATTCTGATTCTGGATCCACTCCTAATTGGCAGTTTCTGTGTAGATCAGGCTCGAGCGGATCGGCAACGGCAAGTAGTACCGCCGTCACAACTGGTTGGCATACTTTGATGATAAATATTAATGCGGGTGCAACCAGCGTATCATTCTCAGTAGATGGCGTGACTTTGTCAAATTCTCCCATTTCCTCAAACATACCAACCACTAATGCGATGGGTCTTTATAATAGCATACTAAAGAGCGCTGGAACATCTTCCAAAAGCAATTATTATGATATGTGTTATATGTACCAGAAGCTAACTAGCGCGAGATAGTGTGACAGAGAAAAAATATAACGAAGGTTAAGGATTATGTCACAAGCTGGAATAGTGGATTTTATAGGCACACATCCCGAGTTGCCTACGACATTTGTCACCAATAGCGGAACCGCTATTCCGATTGCTAACACCCTGGAAATCCTGGGCACGATCGTATCGGCACATAGCATTCCACTGGAAACGACGGGTTCAGGAAATACAGTCACAATAGTCGCTCAATATGCTTCTGCGTCTGCTACCTCGATTGCTGCGCATGCCGGTATGGCATCGTTTGATTCGGTGGATTTCACCGTGGATGCCAATGGATTCGTGTCATTAACTGGCACCCCTGAGGCTGCCAAGTTCACCGTGGATGCTAGCACAGCTCCTGGGACCAATCCAGTAGTTCCAGATTTCACAGGAAATCTCACGATCACGGGGGGTCAGATCGCGGCCGGGACTACGGCTAACGTCATTAGAACGGATTCTTTGGCAGCCAACACATATACGATTCAAGTTCAACGAAGCCAAGCAGTAGGAGTATCGACAGTCGGAGACAACGGAGTTGCGCACTTCAACTCAACCTATTTCACCGTTGATTCCAATGGATTCGTTTCGATAAACGGGGCGTCCATTGGTGAGACTATTACGGGGAATACAGGCGGCGCTCTATCACCTACGGCAGGTAACTGGAATATCTTTGGCGCTTCGATCGCAGCCGGAACAACTCCGGTTCATACCGCAGGAAGCGTTAGCACTCTTACGGTTCAAGTGCAAACATCGCAAGCGATTGCTTCAACAGACGCAACCAAAATAGGGTTAGCCGCCTTCAATAGTGCTAATTTTACCGTTGATGCCAATGGATTTGTAACTCTACTAGGTACTGGCGTCCTCGAAACGTTAACTGGTAATACTGGTGGCGCGATTAGCCCTACCGCTGGAAATATCAATACACTGGGAACCGGTAGTATAACAATAGCTGGCTCAGGTAGCACTCTGACTACTCAACTGACAGGATTAACTAACCATTCTGTACAGGTAGGCGCTGGAACGGCTACGCTTACTCAGCTTACTGTTGGAACTAACGGCCAGGTTCTAATAGGCTCCACGGCTGCTGATCCTGCATTTGCGACTTTAACCAGTTCTGATGGTTCCATTACGTTTACTACGGGCGCTCACTCATTAAGCCTACAGGTCACTGGTGGAACAACGGTCGGCAAAACTATTACCGGAAACAGTGGGGGAGCTCTCAGCCCAACCTCAGGTAATTGGAACATCTTAGGAACCGGAAGCATAACCACTGTAGGATCGGGAAGCACACTGACAGTGGAGTTAACCGGTCTAACCAATCATAATGTTCTCGTGGGCGCTGGCACTGCCACCGTGACTAACGTTGCCCCTTCCGCAACCTCAGGTGTTCCTCTCATATCTCAAGGCGCATCCGCCGACCCAGCATTCGGGACCGCCGTAGTCGCTGGAGGTGGTACCGGTGATACGTCTTTTACTGCCTACGCTGTTATTTGCGGAGGCACTACATCCACGGGGGCCTTACAGTCTATAGCTAGCGTAGGAACAGCCGGGCAAGTTTTAACGAGTAATGGGGCTGGGGCATTACCTACTTTTCAAGCAGCGGGAGCCAATGCGTTTTCATCCATAAATGTACAAACATTTACCACGACGGGTACATATACTCCCACGTCAGGAATGCTCTACTGCATCATCGAATGCGTGGGAGGTGGAGGAGGAGGGGGCGCATCATCAACGACAGGCGCAGCCACGGCTTCAGCGGGAGGAGGAGGAGCCGGGGGAGCATATTCCCGTAAGTTCGCATCCGCAGCGACAATAGGCGTTAGTCAGACTGTCACAATTGGAGCTGCGGGAACGGCTGGAGCTGCCGACGGAGGAAACGGCGGATCAGGCGGGGTAACATCTGTTGGATCTATCTGTAGCGCGAATGGGGGAACCGGAGGATTCGGAGCTCCTGCTGCAACCCTGTCAATCACATCTGGAGGCGTTGGAGGTAGTCCTGTTGGTGGAGTAGGCGACATAACCGCAAAAGGTGCTTGTGGTGGTATCGGTGTGGCAGATGGAGTAGGAAATACCGGCAGTTCTGGTATTGGAACCATCTCACTTTTTGGAGGAGGTGCCCAAGCTAGAAATTCCTCTATGGTCGGAAGTCCAAGCAATTTATACGGTGGTGGTGGTTCAGGCGCACTATCACTTAATAGTTCGAGCGGAGGAAACGGCGGCGCTGGAGGTGCTGGTTTTGTTGTGATCACGGAATATATCTAAGGAGAAAATCATGGAAACTTTGAAATTGTCTCTCACAATGATGTTGTTCGTCATGACTATGGCTTTAGGATTATCATATGATTGCCTTGATGATGTCTCTGGAGATGAATGGCCATATGCATTAGCGCTTATAAATAATATTTAATGATCTGATGGTTCGTCTATATCCCATTTTATAAACTGTACTAATA